AGGTCTCGACCATCGTGTCGACGAACGGCCCTTCGATGCTGCCGCAGCAGAAACACGCGCCCGGCTGCAACGTGGCGACGTCGACGAGAACAGGATCCTGCATGTGCTTTGCCCTCCTACGTGTTGGATCGACCCGCTACCAGCGGGCGTACTCTTCGTCCTCTTCGCGCTCGGCCTCAGCCATCCGACGGACAGCGGCGGCGCGCGGATCGGCCGGCTGCTCGACGGGTTTCGTGGTCGGGCCGAGCCAGGCGAGCGCCCCATACCGCGCGGCAGCCGACGCGTGCCCGTCGGCGCCTTCCCAGCGCGGGTAGACGATCTCGCCGGCGCCGTGCTGGCCGACCGGCTCCGGGTTCGTCGGCGCCACCTTCAGCTGCTCGACAAGCTCGCGGCACCGGGACGCGACAACGAAGAAGCGGGGCGCGCCCTTTTCGCCGTTACGTGGATGCCACGCCGGGAACGGACGGTCAGGGTCCGGCTTCATCAGCTCGAGCAGACGGGCACGGCCGGCTTTCGGGTTCTTGTTGGCCTGCACGAAACCGTCGGCGGGGACGCCGTGCGACTCGTACTCGGTCAGGAGCGTCGCGGGCGATCCCCAGTCGGTTTCGCCGCCGGTCTTGCCCCACAGGTCGTGGTCTGCGTGGCAGACGGTCATGTGCACCGGGTAGCCGTGCTCATCCTTCGGCCACCAGTCGGGGCGCTTGCCGAGCAACGCACGGGCGTGGTCGGAGATCAGCTGGTTGCGATCCGAGTAGTAGGAGTCGAAGACGATCAGGTTGCCGTCGTAGTCCGACGCCCACGCAAGAACCACCGTCGGGTTCGCCAAACCATGGTCCAACGATTCGAGGCGCTGCCAGTCCGGGGGCGGGTCGAAGGCGGGGACGGTGTGGAGGCGGTCGTCGTACTTGAACGCCAACCCTTCCGCCGCACCCCAGTCGCCGTCGAGGAGCTGCTGCCGTGTGACGTCGTCGAGCTCGCCGAGCGACCGGATGTACTCGGCCTGGTCGACGCCGGGGTTGTCGGCGAGCTTCGCCGGGATGAAGATCCGGCCGCCTTTGTCGGCGGGCTGCTGGTCGATCGCGATCGGGAACCGGTCGAGCACCCAGCCGTGGCCGACACCGCCGGGGTTCGTCGCCGCACGCATCCGGATCGGCACCTCGACGCCTTCGCGGCGGCGGAGCCGGGAGAACATGTACCGGTACTGCTTCGCGAGGAACTGGGTGAGCTCGTCGAACGCGATGTACTGGAACTCGGACGACTGGTAGCGGTAGACGTCGTTCTCGTGCTCGAGGTAGCCGAACGTCAACGTCGCGGGGAGGCCGCCGGTGTCGAACGTCCATGTTTTGCGCTGCTCGTTCCAGTCGGCTTTGCCGGTCAGCCACTCATGCGACCGGGCCATCGCCGCACCGGGGAGCGCAAGGTCGGCGAACGTGCGGCGCAGGATCAGCGATGCGTAGCCGGGCTCGTTGACGTACTGCAACGCGCCGGCCAGCAGAGCGTCGGATTTGCCTCCGCCCGCCGCGCCACCGTAGAGCGCTTCGAGCTGGTCAAGAACCAGGAACGCTGTCTGCGGCGCCGACACCGTCGTCAGGTTCGGCCAGAACCTTGGGAGCGGGAGGTAGAGCGATCCGAGGAGCTCCGCCGCCGATCCCGGTGAGGGCTCCGACTGCTTCGAGGACTCGTGCGACATCGTTGAGGCTCGCGCTCCTGTCTTCGCCCGGCTGCAACGGCTGCCCGTTCGCGCCGGTGATCTCGATCCGGTCGCCGTACTCGTCGAGGTGGGCTTTCGCCATCAGCGCGAGGAGCCGGTCGGAGTAGCGGCGGACGGTGCCGACCTGTTGGCCTTGCCAGAAGACGGGTTCGTCGACGCCTTCGATCGCACGGCGGGCGAGCTCGTTGCGGATGACGTCGTCGCCGTAGCCGCGCGCTTCGCGGTAGTCGCCGGCGAACTCGGCGTCGGCTGCCTTGAGTGCTTTCACGTCTTTGCGTTTGATGCCGACCGTCTCGCACGCTTCCCGTGTGGAGCAGCCGTCGTGGTCGGCGATGTAGGCGAGGAACGCGGCGCGCTGCTCGGTCGTGATGGCGTCGTGGTCGATCGTGTCGATGTCGGTGGTCAAAGCCCTCGCCTCCCGGCCGCTTGGCGGCGTGCGTCGCGCTGCTGCCGGTAGCGCTGGTAGCCGAGCTGCAACACGTACAAGGCTTTCGCGTCGATGCTGTCGCAGGCACGCTCGCCGTAGAGGGCGCGGCGCAACCCGATCTCGGATGCTGGCTCGACCTTCTCCGCGATCGCGGATGCGAGCGGGACGGTGTAGCAGGGCGTCGTGATCCAGCCGCCGTCTTCGTGTTCGACACCGGCGAACAGCGCGATCAGCTCGTCGACGGCGGACGGGTCGGGTTCGAGCGTGGACATGGCCGCCTCCTCATGGCGGGGCGCCGTTCAGGCTGCTGCGGCTTCGATCTCGGGTGCGACCGTGACGGCTGCGACGTGGGCGCGCCCGTCGAGCAGGGCGGCGGCGACGGTCGCGAACTCGGGCTGGTCGAGCATCGTCAGCACGGTCCCGGCTTTCATCCCGACCGTTTTCGCTGCGTCACGCCAGGAGCTGCCGGCGGCGAGGAGCCGGAGGAACTCGTGTTGGCGGCGGCGCTGCTCGAGCGCGGTCGGACGGCCGTTACGCATCGGTGCCTCCTGGACGTGAGGGCGCGCGTCACCAAGCTCGCGAGTTACCGCCGAAAGGGACTTCGGCGCGCCACCGTGAGGATAGCGCGGCCCGTCGGACGACACCAGCACCCGTTCGTTCACGTGGCCCCGCCGGTGATCCCTGCCGCTGCGAGCGCCGCACCGACAGCGGTCAGCCCGGTTCGGTGCAGCTGCTGGTCTCGGGCGACGATCGGCGGCAGCGCGGTGAGGACGACGTAGCCGGGGCAGCGGGTTTCGAGTCGGAGCACGTAGACGCGGCCGCCGTCGAGCGTCCAGGCGAGCAGGCCGTCACGGACTTTGCGGCCGCGGGCGTGCGGGATCCGGTCGGCGACACGGCCCTCCTGGATCGCTTCGGCAATGTCGGCGAGGATCTCCGGGCCGTTCCAGTCGCCGGGGTAGCGCTCCTTGGCTTTCTCGATCGCGTGGCCGGTGACGGTGACCGCGTAGCGGGGCGACAGCCGGACGGGAGCTGCTTGCCGGCGGTAGATCGGCGAGCGCAGCCGGAGCTGGATCATGCGGCGGCGCTCCTCGTCGCGTTGATGATCTCGCGCACCCGCCTGTCCGACAGCTGCGCCTGCTGGCAGATCCACGGGTACGGCTTCCCCTCCCGCGCCCACCGGCGGATCTGCTCGTCACGCTGCCTGAGCGCATGCGGATCCGCGCCACGTCCACGCGCGACTTTCAGCTGGTCGCGTCGGGCCCGCGCGTTCGCCGCAACACCCGGTGGGACTTTGATCGGGTCGGGCATCCGTGTGTCGAGATAGTCGAGCGTCAACACCAGGAGGTCGTGTTCCCACACGGTCAGCTGGTCGAGGTCGCGTTCGGCGTGCAGGTACACCTCGTCGAGGAGACGCCGTGCGTCGGCGGCGTAGACGGTGACGGCGGCATGGCGGAGCTGCTTGTTGACGTGCTTACCGATACCGGCGATCGCGAGGTCGAGCTGGTGGTAGGAGCCGATGTCGTCGCGCCGGTCGATCGCTGCGCAGAGCGCGTCGACGTCGGTGGTGTCTCGGACGTCGAGGTGGAGGTCGAAGCGGTGGAGGTCGCGCCAGCCGTCGCCGTCGCAGTGGGGGCAGCGGTCGCCGTGGAGAACGCCGGTGGGTTTGCCGTCGCGGTCCTGGCAGGCGTCGCATTTGACGCGTTTGCGTGGTCTCGAGGTGGCGTGTGTGTCGGCGGATCCGACGGCGCGCCGGTCGGAGTCCATCGGGTCGACGGCGATGAACCCGCGGCCTCTCTTCGCGCGTGCGTTGTCGGTCGGGTTGCGGCCGCCGCAGGTTGTGCATGGCGTCCATTTCACGACGACGCCGCCGCGCTTCTCCGCAACGAACCCTGGCCGGTCACCGGTCGCGCAGGCGGGGCACGGCACCCGTTTCGCCGGTGCGAGACCCGAGCTCGTTCGCAGCGTCCCTGATGGGAACCAGAGGTGGTCGAAGCGGGTTGCGATCAGCAGCTCGATCTGGCGGCGGCGGTCAGGCATCGACCTTGCCGACGGCGATCATCCGGTCGAGCAGCTGCAGCACCGACTCCTGCAACCCCGCGTCCTTGAACAGCTCCTGATAGCGAGCCTTGTAGACCGGGTAGAGCACCGCGTAAGCCGCCGAGCGCTGGTCCCAGTAGGAGCCTCCGTCGGCCTTCGCCTTCGCGGCAGCCTCGATCGCCTGCCTGTACGCGGCAGCGACAGCGACAGCGTCAGCGACAGCGACAGCGTCAGCGACAGCGTCAGCGACAGCGTCAGCGGTAGCGTCAGCGGCAGCGTCAGCGGCAGCGGCAGCGGCCGCGGCAGCGTCAGCGGCAGCGTCAGCGGCAGCGGCAGCGACAGCGTCAGCGACAGCGGCAGCGGCAGCGTCAGCGACAGCGTCAGCGACAGCGTCAGCGACAGCGTCAGCGGCAGCGTCAGCGGCAGCGGCAGCGGCAGCGTCAGCGACAGCGTCAGCGGCAGCGGCAGCGACAGCGTCAGCGGCAGCGACAGCGTCAGCGCGCACCTTCGTCAATGCCGCTCTTCGCTTGTCCCAGGCCTTGTCGCGGACCGCGTAGATCGTTGCGCGTGCCTGCTCCCACTCGACGGCGCCGGTGATCGCGACGAGCCCCTCGAACTGCTCCGCCTCCTCCGTCATCCCGGCTGTGCGGAAGATCGCCGGCGCGTACTCGTGGATCAGCCAGTCGCGCAACATCCACCGCCTGGTCTCCTCATCCGCCGCACCGGTGTTCGTGCCGACAAGCCGCGGGATGTACGGCTTCAGGATCTGGCGGCGCTCATCGTCGAGCCGGTCGTTCAACGAACGCAGGAACTGGCCGAGCACCGGTGACGCGCACGCCGGATGGTCGGAGAACGTCTCGCCGGCGACATAGGCGACGGCCTCCATCACGCACATGCCGTCCTCCGGCTTGGTGTGCGCGCCGTGCTGCAGGACGAGTTCGTCCAGGTCGATCGTGGTCATGCGACTTCCTCCTTCGTAGAACGCTGGTTGGTGACGAGCTCGAGATGCGTGTCGATCAGCCGCTCGTCGTCGGTCTGGTCACGAAGCCACGCCGCCACCCGTTCACGGTCAGCGCCGCCGGCGACGAGCGCCCTGACGGCGACGGCGAAGCGGAGGGTGGGGTTATGCGTGCGCGCGCGAGACTCAGAGGCCAGGGCGGGCTGGTCGCCC